AGCGTAAAAAAGGCTTTTTCATCGTATGGTATTAACGAACAAGATTGGGATGTATTCAGAGCGCAAAAGCCACTGAATCACAAAGGCGCAAAATTTGCCGATATGACACAAGACGCTGGTAAAAAATTTCATCAGATGGTTTTATCTGAAACTGATTTTGCAGTACCAACACCAGACTCAAGAGTTAGAGCTATTACAACTGGTGGCTTAGGTCGCGCTTCAATTTCCGGTCAAGCTTGGCGAAGTGCTATGATGTTAAAATCATTCCCTATAACCATGATGACAACTCATTTTTATAGAGCGGCAATGCAAGCAACCATAGGGCAAAAGCTTGCTTATGTTGGCTTGTTAGGTGCCAGTACTTCAATACTTGGTGGTGTTGCGCTGCAAATGAAAGATATTGCTGCAGGTCGTGAGCCTAGGCCAGTTGATGAAAAGTTTGTTGGTGCTGCTTTCATGCAAGGTGGTGGACTTGGTATCCTGGGCGATTTTGTTTTCAGTGATAAAAATAGATTCGGCGGCGGCATCGAGCAAACTTTAGCAGGTCCAACGGGGGAGCTATTCAATAAGACAACAAGCTTAACTCTTGGTAATATTCAACAAGCGTTTAAAGGTGAAGAAACCAATGTTTTAAGTGAAAGTGTTCAGTTTATTGATAGATATACGCCTGATATCTGGCAAACACATTTATTTAAAAATGCTATCTTTGATCAAATGGAATTAATGGCAGACCCTAAAGCACAGAAAAAATTTAACCGCATAATGAAAAAGCGTAAAAAAGAATTTAATCAAGATTACTGGTGGAAGAAAGGCCAGCTATTACCGGAGCAATAAACAATGACTATAACAGTAGCACCAGCAAGAAACGAGTATACCGCTAATGCAGGGCAAACGATCTTCAACTATACCTTTAAGATATTTGCAGATACAGACTTAAATGTCTATATAACACCAGCAGGTCAAGACGCTAACGACTCAACCGACTTAACAACAGCTTACACTGTAACGGGGTTAGGTGATGAAGATGGCGGCACAATAATCTTATCAGTTGGCACTAACGCCAATGATTTAGTAACAATCGTTTCAAACGTACCTTCAAGCCGTACAACTGATTATCAAAACAACGGCGACTTTAGGCCGCCTGTCGTAAATGCTGATTTTGATCGCGTGGTGTCAATTGCTAAAAAGGTTGAAGATGTAACAAACAGGACATTGGTATTACCTCAGGCACAACAAGGATCTAAACCTTTGACGTTACCACCTCCTGAAGCTAGCAAAATTTTAGTATGGAACGGAAATGAGGATGGAGTAGAGAATAAATCATTAGAGGAATTAGATTCAACACTAATACCCTCAGGTCAGGTATCAAGGACGTTTTCTTTTGTTAATGAGATGGTAAACGACCCTGACATTAAGGTTGGTGATAAGGTTGTGTGGCAGGGTTATTATGCCGAATCAGACGGCGGCTCTAATTGGGGGGTGGTTAAGTCAGGGGTGCATACTGAAGATGGTGGATCGGTATTTAGTATTGACGCCAACACCTATGTACAAGCAAACCTAAAAGGCCCTAAAGTTTCAGTATTAAAGTTCGGTGCCAAAGGCAATGACCCCGCATTCGATGACGCCCCTTTCATCAATGCGCTTGATGCTTATATACAGTCTACGGGGTGGACTTATACAGGCGCAGCGCTAGGAGGTAGCCACAACACTGGTGCTCGTCAAGAGATGGGTTTTGCTACAAGAACCTTTTATCTTGGCTCGACTGTAAACATGACATCTTATGATAATACTGATTTTGAGAACGCGCTTTTCAGACCTCACGCAAACTTTGATATGAATGATTATGCTTTCAATATAGTCCCTTATAACTGCCGACTTAGAAGGATGCGAATAGCTGAATTCGACAAAGGGATAAAGCTATTTAATGCTAACTTGGATGGTACAGTTGTAAGAATTAAAGATATTCAAGCTACTGGAATGTCAGAGTTATTCAATGTCACATTGCGTTCAGCCCTTGTTGTTGTAAATGAATTCAAGTTCGACTTGGTAAGTCATATAGCTAACATAGTTGATTGTGACAAAATCCATTTCAAAGAAGGTTGGGTCAATGCTGGTCAATTTACGTCTGATTATGATGCACACTTTATAATGGATTCATCGTTTTCGCCATCATTACACTTAGACGATGTTTTTTATGTACCAAGAACACAAACATTTAATAATTGCGCGATTGTTAATATGGGTACATCGGTTAATGACTCACCTTGTCGAACTTACATTAACGGTCTTCTAGCTGGTGCAGAAGATGGCAGAGTAGCTTTAGTCAATAACTTCGCTAAAGGTAATGTTGGTCGCGGAACATATATCAACATAGGTAACGGCAGTGCATTTACTGCCGGTGCTCCAGTAGTCAGGCTAATGCAATTACCCAATACTGTATCATTCACAAATCAAAGCGGTGGAATAGATGAAACTCATGTAGAAAGTATGGTTGAATTTGATACTTCTGTTAGAAGTTTCGCAACTGCTGAAGGTCAAATATTGGCAGGTGTAAACCCTGAAATATGGTTTAACGGTTATACGCCTAGGAATTTTGAGAACTTACCAAGGGCAAACCTATCGACTTTAAATAAATACATAAGAAGCAAGAACAAGACTTTTAGAAATTATATGCAAGGTGTTACAACAGCGCCTACACCTGTAGTATTCCCCGCCCCTGTAAGGTTTAGCAAAGGAAAGGTCTGGAAGATAAAAGCAACTAACTTCGGAAACCCTGGTGCTGATCGATACACTGAAATTATTATCGCTGGAGACACGGCAGGAACAACGCTTAGTATAGTTGTTATAGTGCAAGGCACAACCGTAGCGCCTTTATTCTCTGTCCCTGGTGGCGTCTTGAATATACAAGGCACAGCAGGAACTAATGATTTTGGCATTGAGATAGAGCAACTGGTTGATGCTACAGAGAGCTTTTTATAACTAACTCACGCTAGCAACAAGCACCGCCTTTTTTATTTATCATTAGGCGGTTAACTCGCTTAACTTCTGTTTATATTCTTCCTCAATAGCGCGGTAATCGTCAGAAGTAAGCTTTGTCTTATTGCTGCGGTTATCGCGCCTTTATCTCAAACTCTATAAACTCCTTACCTTTCTCAACTTTCACCTTTTCAACAACCGCTTTAAATACCCGATTGTCATTAAAGTTAAATTTCTTTTGTAAGCAATCCTGAAAAGGCTTTATAGGATTATCCCAATCACTACCAGAAGAGCTAAAGCCCCACCTCAGATGAAGCTCAAGTTGACCAGTAGGCACATTAACAGGCCTTAACATTAGCAATATAGCCTTTTCAAAATCTCTATATTTTTTTGTTTTTACCCTTCTACCCTGCCATGCCTCATTTACTGATAATGGCTTAATATCTAACCTCATAAGTTCAACCACTCCAAAGTCTGCCTTAATAACTCTTTCTCTGTGCCAAAGTTAGCTTCAAATGATTTTCTTCCAGAATGCACAGCTTCCCCACAATTACCACCTTGATGGTGAAAGTGACACAATGGTATAACTTCGTAATTACTCGCGCGTTTAGCCATTGTTCCGTTGCCTATATGGTGGATTGTTGCTGGTGTCTCCCCATGGCCTAAGTTGACGCACACTATACACCCCATGTCTGCAACTTTGCTCATGTGCTCTTTTTCTTTTGCTGTCGCTGTCTTTGCCATTACTGTTCCTGTTTATCTAATAATTGATTTAAAAATATGTTTGATAACTTCCATCGTAAAACCATTACCTGCCATCTTGTATAATTGCGTGTTACTAATACCAGCGCTTAATAGTGTATCGATATGATGCTCTGGTACCGTTTGAAGCCTGAAACATTCTCGCGGTGTTAGTTTTCTATAGCTTTCCTTTCGCACTATTAAATTGTCTTTTTGTACTGTTGTAAGTGCCCCTGTCTTTTCATCGCCTCTAATCTCGATACGCTGCTGTGCTTTTAAGTCTGGGTTGTAGTCGTCACGCTTACCAGTTTCAGGGTTTATTTTACGACCTATCATTGAGCCGCACCTTATATAATCGCCCTGCCTGCCATTCTTTACGTACTCCATTGCTGAAAGATTAACGGCTTTGCCATTTAAATCGTCACGCGAACATTTCCTGCCTTTCTGGCGGTTAACAAACTTATCACTCATTAACGTATACTCTCCATTTTGCTCAATAATATCTTTTAATAGAATGCCTTTATCTTCTGGTTGCTCAACTGGAAAACTAGTCCAGTAATATCTATTTCGATTCTGAGCCGATACCAAAGCACTATTAATCAAAACCTTGTGTACATGTCCTAAAGCGTTTTCGGTGTGAGTTGTAATATATTCCTCAAACTCTTTCTTCATCTTCACATTTTCAATTAAGAAATTAGCTTTAGGGTTGTGGTATTTAACGTGCTTCATAATATCTAGCATCGTCCAGAATAGCATTCCTCGCTCGTCTTTATCGCCTAATTGCTTGCCAGCCATTGACCATGCTTGACAAGGGAAGCCGCCAGTAACTAAATCAATGCTTGCCCAATCAATATCCCATTCTCGCCAGTTAGTAACATCGCCTAACTGAATTGTATCAGGGAATAAAGCTTGCGTTGCCTGGTTAGCGTATTTATCAATTTCACTTGAGTAATACTTATTAACTTCAATGTCTAGCGCTTCTAACGCCATTTTTCCAAAACTCATCCCGTTGAATAAACTTAATACGTCCATTACTGCTCCTGTTTATCTAATAATTGTTGGTATTCACTATCGCTAGGTATTGTCAGAGAATAACCTTCCCTCATGCACCACGCTTGAATGTTATTTAAGTAGTGATGCATTTCCCCAGTATCTAGGTTAGTTGTTGTTTTTGTTGTGCTGCTTTCGCCTAATGGCATTTCTACGGACTTGCTAGGACAGTAATATTTTTTGAAAAACTCTGCCCATATTTCACCGCTAAACTTCTTGCCGTTAACCTTTGCTTGACTTGATAGCTCAGCCATCCATTTCCAATAAAGAGAATTCTGACTAAGCGAGCGCTTTTCACGCCATCCAACAACATTCACTCTATAAGCTTTGTTTGGTGCTGATGTAATCATTTTGGTTAGCTCAGCAACTAAGAAGCCTAGTGAGTTAAAATTCAGCTTAAAATCCTTCATTACACAGCCATGTAACTATGTATTTCATGAGGTCCTGACATGCCAATTCTTTCTCGGCTTACCTTGTTTCTAGCAACAAGAGTATTAAGGCATTTTCTAGCTGTTAACTCACCCATCTCTGTCTTTTTCATGATAGCCTTTTTGGTAATCGAGCTGTGAGATTTAACACACTGGTATATTTTTTCGATGCTTGATTCTTTTGGTGGTGCGGTTCTTTTGTTCCTGGGCGGTTTACTTAAAAGCCTGTGTTTGAATCCGCAGCCTTGAAAAATTTGTCTCACTTGTGTTTCGTTAATCATTGTTATTCCTTATTGCTAGTTATTAGTTGGTCAATTTTAAATACAGAACCATCTATTTTGCTGATTTGCTTTATATCCATACCGATACCTTCAAAATACTCATTGCAGCAACCGCAACTTGAGCCTGTATCCTTGTATGATCCGCTGTAAGTTCTAAAAACCCCAGTAACAACGTAATTACCATCTGTTATAGCCATTCTCTTATCCTTATTGCTCTAATGTTTTGCGGTCAACCATAGTTATTTGGCAAGGTGTTTCACAGTTTCCGCGCCATATAATCAAGCATTGACCTTTAGGGTTTCCGCTTGCTTTATTACCATTTGGTTTTACAAAGCTAACACGTCCAGTTAATAGCCTAATTTCATTCGCTGACTTAGCTGCATCTGCAAACCATTTAGTGTCAGTATTTGCATTAACAAGCGCTACAATAGTTAAGTTATGTTTCTTTGCTTGTTCTGCTGATCTCTGCATGAATAATTCAGTTTGTGAGTAAGGCGGATTTATAAAAGCAGCTTCAAAGCAATTAAGCTCAACATTTAAAGCTGAGTGATCTTCTGTATACCAGTTTTCACACAAAGTGTTTTCGTCACTGGCGCAAACATCTAAATCAAAATCAAATTCCTGATCAAGCGCATCAAACAAAGCTTTTGGCGTTTGCCACAAGTCTTTTTCGCTTGTTGGTGTATTAGTTTTATTTACAAAGTGATCTTGCTTCAATTCAACTTCTATCTCTGATAATTCACCCATTCTCTTATCCTTATTGCTTAAAAGTTATTTGGCAGGGTAATAATAATTACTACCCTGTAAGATTTATTACGTTATATAAATACATCTTTGATATAAAGATCTTGCCCTTCACCATACAGGCACTTATTTGCGACTATAAAGTCATAGGCTGCACGTCTAGAAGTAAAATCATCAAGGATATATTCGCCATCTTCAGCGGTTAACACTACCTGGTAAGTCATCATAATTATTCTCTCTGTTGTTTGCGTTTTGATGTAGCAACTTTAGCACAATGGTTTAATGTGTCAACTACATTTGTGAATATATTTGTGCGTACATAAATATACATTAAAGTGTTTACATGCAATTGTAGGTATGTAATACTTCGGTTGTCTTTTACAAATGGAGAATAAATATATGAAGGTTTTACCAGTTAAGTTTAGTGATACGCAGACATTGAAGATTAAAGATGTGGTTGAAGTTGTTGGCACTGATGCAAGCAAGGTAGCTAGAGCAGCTATGCGATTAGGTTTGAATCAAATACAAGCTATGGCATCAAGAGACTTAGATAAAGCTAAAGACTTGGTTCTTATTAATGATGCTAGATCTAAATAACAAGCAAAAAAAATGCGCCCGTCCAAAAGCGCAAATTCATCAAGCAACAAGGTAATTATAGCATGAGTTCAGGTTGGATAAAACTTCACCGACAACTCCTTGAATGGGAGTGGTACAACGACATTAACGCCACTAGGTTATTTTTACACCTGATGTTAAAAGCTAACCACAAAGATAAAAAGTATCGTGGGACAGTGATTAAAAGAGGGCAATTATTAACAGGTAGAGAGCTACTTTCTGCTGAAACTGGCTTGTCACAACAACAAATTAGAACGTGTTTGAATAAGCTAAAATCAACCAGCGACATAACCATCAAATCAACCAACAAAGGAACGCTGTTAACGGTTGAAAACTATGGAGTTTATCAAGATGCTGAAAGCGAGTTAACCAGCAAATCAACCAGCGAGTTAACCAGTAAGCAACCAATGAATAACCAGCAAGCAACCACTAACAAGAATGTAAGAACTAAAGAATGTAAGAATAAAGATATATGTCAGCAGGTAGCTGACGCATGGAATAACTCTTTTTCTGATTTGCCAAATGTATTAAAAGTTAGTGACAAAAGAAAGGCTCACATAAAAGCAGCTATAAAGTTTTTCAGTGGTAAACATGACTTGAACGATCCTGAACAATGGTCGTCTATATTTGAATACGCTAGCAATAGTGATTTTTTAATGGGTAGGGCTAGCGATTGGTCAATGGATTTTGATTTTATTATAAACAAAAATAACTTATTGAAAGTTTTAGAGGGTAAGTATGAATAACATTCCTAATTCACCAGAAGCCGAACAAGATGTAATTGGTGCGTTACTTAAAGATTCACAAAAGCAAGAATGCAGAGAGCTACTTGATAACTTGTCAGGTACAGACTTTTATAGCTCATCACATGGATATATTTTTGACTGTATTAAAAACATGGTTGAAGAGAAAAAAGCGGTTAGTTTGATCACTGTTAGTGAGCAACTAGAAAAGCGTGATCAGCTTGAATATTGTGGCGGCTTTATCTACTTGGCTGAAATGCAGAAAAATTTTATTTCATTTACTGCTTTACCTGGTAGCGTTCGAATAATTCAAGAGCTTAAAGAGTCGCGTGATTTATTACTTCTTGGCGAAAACATCAAAGAAGCTGTTGAAAGCAAAATGTGCAACAGTGAAATACTCTCTAATGTTGGTGACAGCTTAAAAAACATTAGCACCAATTTAAGCGGAAGAGAGCTTGAACACATAAAGGAATCAACTGACGGTTGGTTTGATTTGCTGGAAAGGCGTGAACAAGCTGGCGGTGGTATAGTTGGAGTATCAACAGGCTTCGAGCAATTAGATCAAGCTTTAGGTGGTTTTGATGAAGAATCCTTAATTGTTGTTGGTGGCGCTCCGTCTATGGGTAAAACGTTATTTACTCAAGCGCTATCTATAAACGTTGGTGTTGATCAAAAGCAAAATACAATGTTTTTTAGTATGGAAATGTCAGAGCGCCAATTATACGAGCGTTTTATTTCTGGCTTGTCTAATGTCGCCCCTAGCGTTTTAAGGTTAGCTAGATTTACAAAAGAGCAGTTAGGCAGGATTGAATCAGCAGTGACCACACTAGATAGAAGTAAAATATATCAAACTGACGAGCAAGGACTTTCAATATCGCAAATTAGGTCAAAGGTTAGGCGACATAAAGAAAAGTATGGCGATCTAAAAATGATTGTTATTGATTACCTTGGACTAATGAAGCTAGACAAAGCTGACAGGCATGACATTGCAGTTGGTAACGCAACAAGAGGGCTAAAAGAGCTAGCAAAAGAAGTTAAAACGCCAATTGTTTTAATTGCTCAAGCCAACAGAACAACATCAAGACCAAATATGCGAAGCTTAAAAGATTCTAGCTGTATTGAAGCTGATGCTGATGTGGTTATGTTTGTTCATAGACACGAGATACTAGAGCCAGAAACTGAATTAAAGGGCGTGACTGAGCTTATAATTGCAAAAGACAGACACAATGATGGTAACGGTACTATTTACATGGAAAAGGTAAATGGCGGCTTTAAAGAGCTTTCTGTTGAACAAGCGGCAATGATGGTTCAGCGAGAAGAAAACAGGCTAAACCCACCAAAAGTAAAAGAAGAAAAAGCGAAAGGTTATAAAAGAATAACCAATAAATAACACTAAAGGAGAGAGTAATGGCTAAACACATTAACATGAAAGTAAAGTGCTTTGGGTGCAATAAAGATTTTATGACAGCCAAGTTAAAACACGAAGGTGAAGCTTATAATTGCCCTCATTGTAATCATGAACACATGGCAGACTTAAACGAAGTTGATGATTGTTGGCTTCATACTGACGCATACGATTTAAACTAAAGGAGAGAGTAAATGAGGAAGCTAAAAACTAAATGCGATCATTGTGATAAACCTTTAACTCCCGATAAATGGGAGCAAGTAGATTGGCCTGTTTATTGTGCACAGGAGTGCGAACAAGAGGCTGATAAAGAAATGCACGAATACTTTGAAAGTAAATCTAAGCACTTTCAGCCATAATTTAAACTAAAGGAGAGAGTAAATGAATAAAGAGCAAGAGATTATAACTAATGCTGTCAATGCAGCGCTTAAGAACTTTGTAGTACCAACAGTTGGCGTTCAAAAGCAAGAGTATTACAAGGCAGGTGCCAGAGATTTAGTTAAATTGATTCAGGCCGAAATAGATAAACTTTAATAACAGAGGTAAGTAACATGAGACAGCCAGACGATCATAGTTGGGAAGAAGAACATATTTTTCACCTAAACCAAGAAATTGAAACTTTGAAGCAATCTAAATCATTTTTTGCTGTAACTTACATGGGCAACATTCAAGAGGTGTTTTTGTGTAAAAAAGATGCTGATGAATATTCAGATAAGTTTGGCGGTGTTTATGATGTTGAGCAGTTAAGCATGATTAATGCTGCAAATATTTTATTAAAGTAACAAAACAATAGAGAGGTAACATAAATAACAGTTATAAAAAAGGCCACGTTAACGAGTGGCTTTTTTTGTGGCTGAAATAAAATAATTAAATAAAACCTTGCGTTCCTTCGCAAAAGCGCTATTATGTAGTTACACAAACAAGCAACGAGGTTTTTATGCAAGTAGATTTAAAAGAGTTAATCAGTGAAGCGGTAGAGGCAAAAGGAATTAGCGGCATTATGGAGTTAACTGAGTTATGCCAAATAGACTATAGGAAGGTGAAACCTGTATGGGATGGAAGCAAGCAATCAAAGTTTTTTATTGTCGAAGAAATTCTTAACAGCTTAGGCTACAAACTAAAGGCGGTTCCACAAAATGATTGATCCAAACATGCCAAGCGACATGAGAGGCGCAGAGCTTTATCACACGTCTAAAAAAGCACAGTTGATAGAGTTAGCTGAAAAGATATCTAACGGTGAAATTGAGACATTCTCACAAGTTAACGGGTATATCTGGTCAGAGATTGAAAGACTTGATGAAATATTAGAGGGTTAATTATGGATACTAACGAAAGTAAAAAAATAAAATACAAGTTTGTAGAGCATAGGTATAACTATGAGCTTCCTTTACTTGGTGTTGATTTAGATTTTTTAGCTGAAAGAAAGATTGAAATAAAGCAGTGCCTTGAACAGCTAGCTATAAAGATTGGTCAGCTTAATATAGCCAGCGCTAAAGGTGTTAGTGAACTTAATTTAGCTAACAAGCTTGTTAAGTATTACTGGTACGCAATGTGTACAGTAAAAAAAAGAGAAGCTTTACTGGTTAATGGTGATATGGAAATGTCAGCGGAAGAGATAGAGCGTCAAGCTGTTTACATGCACAAAGCAACAAGAGAGAGAACAAAATGATTAAATTAATTATTGAAGGTGAAGAGTATGTTTTTAAAGGTGACGAGTTAACTTCACCAATTAGCGAAGCGTTATTATTTTTAAAAGATAAGCAAGAAAGGGAAATGGTGGTTTAGATGGAAAAGTCAGAATCAATTAAAAGCCTAGCTATTGCGATGTGTAAAGCCCAGAGTGAAATGGGTGGAGCACACAAGGGCGCTAACAATCCTTTTTTTAAGAGTAAGTACGCAGACCTGAAGGAGGTTGTTAAGGCTGTTAAAGAACCTTTTGCTAAAAATGGCCTTAGCTATGTTCAGTTCCCTATAAATGACGGTGAAAAGATAGGTGTTGAGACCATATTGATGCATGAGTCTGGCGAATGGCTTTTGCAAAGGTTTACTGTCAAGGCTAGCAAGCAAGATGCTCAAGGTGCTGGGTCTGTTATAACTTATTGCAGACGTTACGGGTTACAGGCTATTGCTGGTATACCAAGCGAAGATGATGATGGTAATGCCGCTTCAAATAAAAAACCGAAAGAATACACTGCCAACCAGTTTAGCACCGAAAAAGAATCTATAACAACAGCGATACGTGGTGGCATGCCCGCCAACGGTGTAATAAAAACATTAGAAGATCAAGGTTTCACTATAAGCGAAGCCATACGTCTAGAGATAGAATCAATTTAATTAACTACTAAAGTAAGGAAAGAAAATGCATATAGTACATGGCGAACTAAGAAAAGCACCATACATTAAAGCAGGGTGTGGCCAAGACGGTCAATCAACAATGTTTATCATTGAATTATCAGAAATGATAAAAGACCGCCAAACAGGTGAGAAGTTATACACTAATTACAGCGCGGCAATTTTTGCCAAGTCACCAGCTCAAATTGATTACTACAACACATCATTAGTTGAGGGTAATTTTGTTGTTGTTAACTGTGAAAAGCTAAAGGTAGATGTTAGCGAAAGCAACGGTAAGCAATATATTAAGTTGCAAATGGAAAACGCAAGGTTAGAGGGTGCTAAGTACATTGAAAGTAATCAAGGGCAGCAGCAAGGATTTCAGCAGCAAGCACCACAGCAAAACCAAGGCGGCTTTGTTAATCAAGGTCAGCAGCAAAATCAAGGTGGATTCCAGCAAGCACCAGCGCAAGGTGGATGGCCTCACGGTCAATAACCCATAGCTAATGTGCTGCCACGTTTTGTGAGCAGCGCGAACTGTGGCAGTCACAGCGAAGAATGAGCGCATTAAGCGTGTTGTTATGTGACGCAAGATTGATAAATAGGAGATTAACAATGAAAGAATTAGAAGCAGAATTAGAGGCTTTAGCTGACATAAAGAGGTGTGAAGTTGTTGAGTTGCAAACTAGTATTTACATAAACCTACTTAAAAACGCAAGAAAGTTGGCGCTACTAGAGGTTTCTTGTTGTGATTGTATGGGTGAAGTAAGTAAAGTATTAAGGCAGTACGGCATAGACACATAACATGGAGTTCATGGGCGCTCTGCGCCCCATGTAACGAGGTGTTATAAGCAAGGGGAAGCAATGCGAACACAAAACACATCAAAGCATCCTGAAACATGCGTACACTGTAACGGTGTTATACCAACAACAGAAAGACGCAAAGTTGATGGAAGAATGCATAGGCATTTAATTTGCCCACGTATCAAGCAAGATGATAACAAGGCATTAACAAAAGCAATTAATGAATGGATTAAATCATGAATATAACAAAAGTTGTTTTTACACCTAAAAGAAAAGCACCATTGAATTGTCAAAAGGCTGAATACTTTGTTAGCTCTATCAATTGGGATGAAGCAATTAAAAAGGCCAGCGAACAACTCAAGAAAGATAATAAGCTCTGGTATTACTACAGAGATGCGATAGCGACAACGATTAAGGTTTTGTGATGCAAAGAAATTTAAAGTGGCAGAAAGGTATTGATTTAACTTTTCTTGGTATAGAAGATAAGACATCAGAGGAAAGGGCTATAACTCTTTGCCCTTATTCTTCATTAGTAATTAAAGAGGCTTTATCTCACGCCAGCATAAAAAAGCGCGTAAAATTAGTTGACAGTGCAATATTAAAATGTATGAAAGTTAATAAAAGTGTATAATACTTAAAACACACCTACACTAAAAACGAATGAGTGATAAAGAAGTAAAGCTTCGCTTGCTTGGAAAACAAGTTTGGTGCGTTGATTGCTGTATAAAAAGACCGCCGATAATTAGAAAGGCAGATTTTTTAATTCCAGTAAGAAAAAAGCACTATGATTTATTGCCGGATAAGTCCGGTATTGATCGGCGTGTTGTTGGTATTTGTGAAGAATGCCTAAAGGATAGAAGCAAGTTCCAAAGGGATAATACAGAACCCGTTGATGTAAACCATAATAACTTGGTTTACAGCAGTATTTTTACTTAACTAGAAAGGCGTATCAAATGGAAAAATTTATAGTAAGCGAGTGGTTTGCAAATCGTGCAAAACTAAACATCCAAACTTATGAAGTTGAGGGTATTGAATTTGAAATAATGGCTTTAAACTCAAGTATAATTGATGATGTTAAATCATGCGTATCATATGAAGAGATGGTTAGCCTGGCAGCTGACGAAGGTATTTCATACAATCGTAAACGTGTTGCTGATGATGAAGAGTTATCAAAAGACATTGATTTGCTTTGGGGCTTAGATAGCATGGATGTCGATTCAGATCCTTGTATTAAATATCGTTTAGGTGAAAAGGTTTGTGAAATTAGCGGCCTTGAATCGACCCTTCAGGATATGCTTGAATCTGAAGAAAAGAAGCGCGTTGAAGAACTAAAAGAGCAAGGCCATATTGATGGTGATGGTGAAACCCCAAACGTTACACTTGATCAATTAAATGATGATGCAAACGTTGCAAGCCATGTAGCTGCTTAATCAAATAACAATAAGAGTAAATAAAAATGACTACACCAGTTAAAACTTTTTTTGCAAAAGTAACCGATGAATACGGCGGCGAATACCCACAAGCATTCGTTGCCGTTCGTGCATTCTCTGAAACCTCACAAAATACAGGCCGTTCAGAGAATTGTGAAGCTAACTATGTTATTGAAACCGAGCTTGAAGCCATCACCTACAAAGTTAATTATTGGTACACAGAGCAAACCAAAGCAAACGGTAAACGCTCTAGACCTTTAATTAATGATGATAACGGCGTATTTTCAGATGTGTTCACGGTTAACTTGGAAGATCCTGAAGTTATTCAGATTCTAGATAGTGCCATGGAGCATAACGACAAAATACTTCATGCCATTAAGTCTGATGTTATGCGAAAGTTTAGCTAATGAAACTCTCTAAAAACTTTTCAAGGGCTGAGTTTAAATGTCATTGTGGCAAGTGTGATTACGACACTGTTGACGCTGAACTAATTAGCGTGCTGCAATCATTAAGAGAGCATTTCAAAAGCCCGATTAAAGTAACTTCCGGCAATAGATGCCCTGAACACAATGCGAGTATCGGAGGCTCAAAAAACTCTTATCATATTAGGGGTAGGGCTGCCGATATTCGTATTGATGGTGTAGAGCCTGTCATTGTTCAGGATTATTTAAAGGCTGTTTATTCGGGTAAATACGGCATAGGTAGTTACGCCATATTTACCCACATAGACACCAGGACAAAAAAAGGTCGTTGGGATGGATGAATTAAAAGAAAAAGCTGCGCCCAAGTTCGCGGAGCTTGCAAAGCAAATTGAAGAACAAACAAAAGAGCAAGTGATAACTAATAACTTATTGTGCCGACTTTGTGATTCGAACGAATCGATTGTTGCATGCAAATTGTCACAACAAGAAAGTGATGATACAAAACATGAAGCATGGAAGCACGCAAAGATTAATGATACCCGCATTTCATTAGTTCTTTTGGTGTTGGCAAACATAGCGCTTTACCTTGATGTTATTAGAATCGATGGAAGTGCATTATTTGCCGGATTAATGAGTTTATTTAATTAGGGGTTTGTTATGGACTGGTCTGAATTAGGTGAAGCAATTGCAGGTTATGCGCCTTTATTGGGTGGTGTTATTGGTGGGCCTGCCGGTGGCGCTATTGGCTCAATTGTCGCTTCAGTGTTTGGCGTTCAAAATAAACCCGAAGCAATACTTGAAGCGGTTAAAGCCGATCCCGAAGCAGCAGTTAAGTTACGGATGATTGAACTTGACAACAAAGCCGAGCTTCAAAAAATAGCTGTTGAATTAGCGAAAGCTGAAATAATTGATAAACAAAACGCCAGAAAAGAAAATAAACATTCAGCAGTGCCAGCATTGTTAAGCGCTGTGCTTTCTATGGTAATTGTTGTTATTATTTATTTGTTATTCTATACGCCAGTACCAGAAGGAAGCAAAGACGTTTTATTTATGCTTCTGGGTGTTGTTGTCAAAGAATGGGGTAATGCTATGCAATACTGGTTTGGCACAACTCGAAGCAGTGAAAACAAGGACCTAAAATGACACTAATGAATAAAGCTGACGCAATGATTGAGGATTGTATCAACGCTCTTTGTGATGATGATATTAATAAGGGCGCTGAAGCATTAACTGAGCTAGCTAAATACTGGAATAAAGCTGGCTTAACTATGCAATCATTCTTAGATATGAGAATATACATTATAAATATGGCTAAAGAAAAAACCGATGCTATATTTATCGATGAAAAATTAAAGCTATCAGAAAAGGCTTTAAGGGAAAAAAGAACAGGCACACCAATTATTATTAACCATTAAGGGGCTAACTATGCCAGCAATAAGCAATCTAGAGAAAGCACGTAAAAAAATCAATGAAGAAGCAAGTAAAATCAAAGAAGGCGGTTATACTGCAGAAGTTGCAAAGTCTTTATTTGATTCAGTAGTTAAAGAGTTTAATCTTGTTGAAGATAAAGTTGCCGAGTTAAAAGCATTTTCTTTCGAACGCAAGCTTGACCAGGGTGGCGAAGAACAGCCAAAACCTAAAACCTTAGAAGAGCAGGTTGAAAACCTAACAGCGGCTCTCGCCAAAATAGCCACATTAACCGGTTACGGTAATCACTTAAAAGAATTTCAAATTGATAAGTGGGAACCAACCAAAAAAGATATTAATAAAAAATACGGCTAAATGACAACTGAAAAAGTTTGTCACAAAAAGAAACGATACCCCAGCAAAAAGGAGGCAAATAAAATAGCTAGGAGGCTTTTACGGAAAGGTAGAAGACTAGGCTGTTACCGTTGCGATTTATGCGAGGGGTATCATCTAACACATAAAAAGAAAATGGCTTATACCATTAAAGCCAGAGAAAGCAATCACCCTGATTAAAGGATACTGATTCATGCCCAAATCTAAAATCGAAAAGCTAGAAACTCAAGTAAAAGAGCTTCAAGCCAAAAACAAATTCCTATCCTCTAAACTAATAGAAAAGCAAGAAGACACTCAAGGCGCTTTACAGTTCCTTGATGCACTTGAAAACCTACTTCTTGACCACGGCTTTAAGGTGGTATCAATCAATGAATAAACTACAAAGACAAATAGGCATAACAGCAATAAGAATATCATGCGTTGTTATCATACTGTTTTATGCTTCTATTATTTATGCTTACTTCGAGGTGTTTGGCTTATGAACAAAATAGAGAAATACATTGTAGCAACTTTTATCTATATCGGATTTATTGTGGTTATATTCGCTTTTGCTATCGTTGTACTGGGGGTTGTATGGCTAAACTAACCGCTAAACAAGAAATGTTCTGTAAAGAGTACCTTATTGATTTAAACGCTACTCAGGCAGCCATTAGGGCAGGGTATAGCGAAAAGACTGCTGCAGTGACAGGATGCGAAAACCTAATAAAACCTAATATAGCCGAACATATCCAAACATTATTCGATACACGCGCCGAGAAGGTCGAATTAAATTCGGAATGGGTGCTAAGAAACCTAGAAAAAGTCGCTAATCGATGTATGCAAGCTGAGCCTGTAATGGTAAGAGGTGAAAATGGCATGGAAGAAAGCGGTGAATTTAAGTTTGATTCATCCGGCGCTAACAAGTCATTAGAACTGATTGGTAAACACCTTAAGTTATTCACTGATAAAGTCGAGCAAGACACCACTTTCACCGTAATTAGAAAAAGGTATGGTGAGAAGAATGGAAATTGAAATGCCAAATGAATGGGATTGCATGGAGCATCAGGTGGGCTTGTGGAACTTCTTAGAGGAAGGCGGCAAACGTGCTGTTGCTGTTTGGCATCGTAGAGCAGGCAAAGATTCTACTTCAATGAATTACACCATAACTGAAGCACTAGAAAACCCTGGTGTTTATTGGCATATGCTACCAACTCAAAAGCAAGCTAGAAAGGTTGTATGGGATGGTATCGATCGCGCTGGTCGCAGAATGATTGATCAGTGTTGCCCAAAAGAGTTAAGAAACGCTACTCGTTCACAGGAAATGCAGATTGAACTTAAAAGTGGTTCGATTTGGCAGTTATGCGGAAGTGACAACTTTGATGCTTTGGTTGGTGCTAACCCAAAAGGCGTTGTATTTTCAGAGTGGTCCCTATGCAATCCAAGAGCATGGGATTATATAAGACCAATACTTGCTGAAAACGGTGGTTGGGCAATATTCATTTATACTGCTCGCGGTAAAAATCACGGTTATACCATGGCAGAAATGGCGAAGAAAAACCCTAGTTGGCATTATTCAAGACTAACCGTTGATGATACTAGACGACCTGATGGTTCTCCGATAATAACCCAAGAAGCAATACAGGAAGATCGAGACTCTGGAATGTCAGAGGATATGATTCAGCAAGAATATTACTGTTCATTTGATGCGGCCATTGTTGGGGCTTACTACGCTAAAGAGATTGCAGCAGCCCATAAAGATAAGCGTATTGGCTTTGTTCCTATTGAACCATCATTGCAAGTACATACCTTTTGGGATCTTGGTGTCGGTGATGAAATGACAATCTGGTTTGTTCAGGCAGTAGGCAAAGAGATTCGCTGTATTAACTACTATGAAAATAGCGGCGAAGGTATGGCTCATTACATTTCTTACATTAAAAAGTTTGGCCGTGAACATAATGTATCTTTTGGTGATCATTACGCACCACATGACATTGAAGCCCGTGAATTAATGAGTGGCAAAAGCAGAAAAGATACTGCGCTTGATATGGGTATTGTTTTTATCACGGTGCCAAGAGTTACAAATATTGCTGACGGTATAGAGGCAACCCGTAAAATATTCCCTCGCGTATGGTTTGATGAAACTAGATGTGAGCTAGGTATTAATGCGCTTGCTAGTTATCGCCGTGAATACAATGAAAAGCTAGATGTTTACAGTGATAGACCTGTACATGATTGGGCTTCAAACGGTGCTGATGCCTTTAGACAGATGGCGCAGGCATGGCAAGACAGACTATCACAACCTGATAGAGCTACTTTATCAACACCAGTTCAAGCAGGGGGTTTTAATGTATTTGGATAACCATCAAGGCTGGTATGCTGTATTTTGTAAATCAACCAGTGACAATCCTATAGTGAAAAGGCTGAAAGGTTGGCAACACTGCTTTTGTATGGCTAAATCACCAGGCGGTAGTTATTGGATAATCATTAACCCAGCTTGGCAAAATATTACCATAACAATGGTATTTAGTGATGAATACCCTACACCGGAAAGCTACTGTTTAGAGCATTTTGGTGACGACATTGAAGTTATCCCCTATAATGCTAAAATAGAAAACAATAAAAGTAGATTAGGTTGGCTTTCTGGTTACTTCGGCTTTCTTAATTGTGTTTCTGTAACTAGGCGAGTGCTAGGAATAGATAAATTTTTCTTTACACCTGACCAATTATGTAGGTATTTAAAAAATGAGCTTCGATAAAGACGCTATAAAGCAAAACCTAAAAGACCAGTTAAGCGGTCATCCTGTTAAAGCATTGAAAGCGGCACATGATGTTGACCCAGGTAAAGCTTTAAGAACTGGCAGAACTGCAGCAAGAAAAGCACAAGAACGCCAAAGCTTACTGATTGAAAGGCAACGACAGCGTGAAGAAATAAAACTGGCTGAATCTGAAGATGAAATTGCTAGACGCAAAACTTTAGCTAAAAGCGGTAGAGGTGGCAGGCGTTCATTAATCCAAACTAGTGAAGCTGGTGTTGGTGCAACTAACTTAGGTGGAACAACTTAATGGCTATGTCAATACCTGAAGGTTTGGGAACAGTACCTAAACTATTAAAACGCTTTGGTGTTGCGGAAACTCGCTATAATTTATGGCGTTCGCTTCATCAAGAGGCAATGGATTACTCAATGCCACAGCGAGAAACCTTTACTATTCACAGCGAAGGGCAGCGTAAAAATGTAATTCTATTTGACTCAACCGCTGAAGAAGGTGCAAAGCAATTCGCCTCGAGAATTCAAGGCTCATTACTTCCTAGTTGGCAACAATGGATGAACTTAACCGCCGGTGGTGATGTTCCTGAAGACGAGCAAGAAAACGTCAACAAGGCATTAAAAGATTCAACCGATACTTTCTTTAATCACCTTAATCATTCTAATTTCGACACTGAAATAACGCCATCATTGCTTGATTTGGCTATTGGCACTGGTGCTATTTTAACTGAAGAAAATGATTTTGATGAAAACAGCGCATTAAAGTTCACCAATATGCCATTGGCTGAAATCTCTATTGAGAAACCAGCTAGAGGTGGGATTAAAAACGTATGGCGCAAGCAAAAGGTTGAAGCAGGTAACATTAAAATAACTTGGCCTAACGCTGAATTGCCTAGTGAACTAGAAAAGCTTACCAAAGACAAGCCAGAAACTGAGGTTGAAATCATCAACGGCTTCTTGTTTAACAACAAAACAAAGCTATATGATCAAGTTGTTATCTGGAAAAAGTCTTTAATCTTCACTCAGTCATTCAATAAAAAACGCTTGATTGTTTTCCGTTGGAGTTTAACCCCTGGTGAAGCTTATGGTCGTGGCCCTGCAATTGAAAAGTTACCAGATATTAAAACAGCAAATAAAATTGTTGAATTACGTTTAGGTAATGGCGCTTTGCAAATGTCAGGTGTTTATACTGGTCGAAGTGATGGCATGTTCAATCCTCATACGGCTAGAATTGCCCCTGGTGCAATCATCCCTGTAATGAGTAACGACAATGCAAACCCTACAGTTAGACCGTTAACCCCTTCTGGTAACATAAACATCACCCGTGAAGATTTAGAAGATGCCCGTAATAGCATTAGAAAGGCTTTCTTCAGTCAACCTTTAGGTGATATTTCTGATCCTGTTCGCTCTGCTACTGAAAACGTATTGCGTAATCAAGAGTTCTTAAAGCAATCTGGCGCTCAAATAGGTCGATTAAAATCAGAATTAATTGAACCGCTTGTTGATGCTTGTATTGATATACTTCAAGAGCGTGGCAAAATTGCACAATTAAGAGTTGACGGTAAAGACGTTACAATGAAACAAACGTCACCATTAGCACAAGCTGAAGATTTGGAAAACTTCCAGAATACTCAGCTATGGTTAAGTACCATGGCGCAATTTGTACCGCAAGAAGTATTAGCATTAAAAGTTAAGGTTGAAGACTTGCCAGAAGAATTCCAAAAGCAATTAGGTGTTAACCCTAAGTTAATTCGAAGCGAAGCAGAAAGCGAAGGCGTTGCAAATCAAGTAACAGAGGCGGCTTCAGCGCAATTATCACAAGTACAAGGAGCGCCAAGTGAGCCAACAGTTTAACCCGTTAGACACTCAAGCGCTTGGTGAGGTCGATAAAGACCAACAAGCGTTATGGGATAAAAGCAACGAGCTTATTCATCAAGTGTTTAAGCAAAACCCGAAAGGTAAAAAGCTTTTGAAGTTATGGGAGCAATCCTTGATACTAGTACCAACAGTGACACCTAACTCAACACAGTTTGAAGCAGGTATTGCTGAAGGTAAAAAAGCAGTGGTAAGAGAAATTTTATTAGCAATCAACTCAGTAGAAGGTAAGTAATATGATTATTAACAAGCAATGGACACGTATTTTTAAAGAAGAAGCCGGTAATGATGGCGAAGCTGGTGGTGGCGAACAGCCAGCAGAGCAAGTTAGCGATCAACCAAATGAACAGGTTAATGACTCGCCTAGTGCGGCAGTTGAACAGCCTGAATGGCTTCAAAGCAAATATATAACCGATGGCAAAAGCCAAGAAGAATCAATTGCAGAGCAAGCAAAAGCTTATAATGAATTATCTGGCAAGTTTGGCTCATTTACCGGCGCGCCTGAAAGTTATGATTTAGCATTCAGTGATGAATTAAAGGAAGCTGGTCTTGAGTTAAATGCTGACGATCCAATGATTGAAGCTGCAACAGAATTTGCTAAGTCTGCCGGAATGAATCAAGAAGGCTTTGATCAAATGCTAAACCTTTATGGTATGCAAAAGCTTGCTGATTCCAAAGCACAACAAGAAGATAATGATGCTTTCGCTGCTGACCAAATGAAAATACTTGGTGCCAATGCTGAATCTCGTATTCAAAACATTAACGAATGGGCCAACAAGCATTTAGATGCTGAAGACATTCAAGGCATTCAAGCAATGACAACAACCGCCGAATCAGTTAAAGCTGTTGAGCGTATCATTGCTATGACTCGCGGCGCATCAGTTGACGTTGATAACTCACAAAGCAATTCAGGCGCAAGCGCTGAAGACGTAAGCAAAATGCAGTTTGAAAAAGATGGCCATGGTAATCGTAGAATTAATACTGACCCTGAGTTTAGAGCACGTTATCAAAAATTAAGAAATGAAGTCTACGGCACTGAAGACCATAAGCAAGTAGTAGGCGGTTAAAGTCAAGGGCGGCTAGAGCCTCTACCTTCTAGCCGTTACCCCTTAACAAATACATTATATATCAAAAAGGTAGAATTATGTCATTTACTCAAAGCTCATTTGGGCCAATTTCCTCACATGGTAATAGCGATATGCCCAACATATGGACGTATCGCACCGACGATCAATCAGCTGATGTATTACTTGCTAGCTATTTTGATGTCAAAGCGCCTTTAATTAATTCAGGTGATTTTATTCAGGTTGCCGCTGCTGACACAGAATTTACGGGCGCATTCACTAAAGCAGGAAGTGTATTGACTGTTGATGTGATTAGCGGCGTTACTCCATCTTTAAATAGCAGGGTAATAGTCACACAGGCTTCAGACTTGGCAGGCGTGTTAGATAGCACCAAAGAATATTTTATTGACGGTGTGATTGATATGGGGTCACAAACAATAGAAGTTCCTGCTGGTGGCCTTAGTTTATCTGGATACGATTTCAATACATCCAAATTAATATCATCATCCGCAGCTTACACAATGTTTACTTCTCCAGTTGGTGGGTCTGGTGATTTACTTGGTAAAGATTACGCTATTGAAGTTACAGGTGCAGGATCTAGCGTCTACAACCTAACAAGCAATACAGGGTTTGACGCATTTGAGTTTGCCAGAATTAATTACAACAATTGTTCTTCGCTTGGAATTATTACGAACTATAGGCAGGGTTTAGAGGTTGGTACGGGCCGCTTTGGTGGTAAGCCTGAATTAACTCTCGATGGCCCGTGGGTTGGTGGTTATTTTATTGATACTTCAATAATCAGAGGTATGGTTGATGGTGCTTACTCTTTATTTAAAGCAGGCGCGACATTTACAATGACCTCTAGATTCAGAACAAATATGAATCTTGATTTACCTGCTAGCGCTTCGTTTTTTGATTTCTCTGCAGCTAATTTTATTAATCCGTCAACATTAATTGTCGAAGGTGCAATAGTAACCCGTAACGGGGTATTTAATGCTACTGATTCAAACATAACGCCTAATATAGCAGGTTCTGATTTAGTTTCTGATTGGAGGGATAACAACGGAATGCCCAATACTTTTGAGGGTGGCTCTATTGGTGTAACTACAGAATTAGCAACGGCTAACTCTGGTGTTGCTATTGGTGTATTTCTCGATGTTGCTGCTACCTTATGGACCACATCAGATTTACAGCACTTCGATAACCCTGCTGCCGGACAATTAAGGCATTTAGGTAATACGCCTAGAGAGTTTAAAGTTGTTGCAGATTTTGTTTTAGATTCTGGATCTAATGACGTATTAACGCTAAGGGTGCTTAAGTGGGATAACTCAGCTTCAACGTTTGATGTTGTGCTAGATCAGACAAGACAGGTTAATGCGCTTGTTGGTGGTCGTGATGTTGCATTTTTTGCTGTAAACATAAACACAACACTAGACCAAAATGACTACATAAAATTACAAGTAGCTAACCAATCAGCAGCGGTTGACATAACCGCCGAAGCTGACAGCTACTTCGTTGTGGAACAGAGATAATTTTACTTTATCTGAAAACAGGTATATCATTGTAATTAAGTCTATCAGACACCTCATTTATGAGCCTGAACAATGACTAATTAAACTGAATCGAAAGATTAATTTTAGTTAGGCGGCCCCGTTCAGGACACACCCCTCACTAAACAAACTAAATTTTATTTAATAAGGGGCATATAATGTCTAAATTTCTATCTAATGCTGCAGTACAGGAGTTTGACTCAGAAGTTAAACATGAGTACCAAGGCACAAAAACACTACGTGAATGCGTAACCGTTCGAACTGGCGTTGTTGGTGATGCTTATAAATTTACTCGCATGGGTAAAGGCTTAGCTAACCAGAAAGCAACTCAAGCCGATGTAACTCCGATGGATATCACTCACGGTCGCCAATCAGCTGACCTTGAAAACTGGAACGCACCGGAATACACAGATATCTTTGACCAATCAGAAGTTAACTTTGATGAAAAATCAGAGTTAGCAATGACGATTGCAAAAGCTATCGGTCGCCGTGAAGATCAACTTATTATTGATGCAATGGCTGCAGTGTCGTTTGTTTCAACTAATGATGGTGATCCTGATACTGGTCGCGTGTTTGACATTTCTGCAACGCGTAACTTTGATTTGGATTCTATCCGTAGCGCTAAAGGTCATTTAGATGATATCGAAGCTGACTCTGACAACCGCTTTATTGTTGTTCGTGCTCAAGCATTGCAAACATTACTTGAAGATAACACTGTTACAAGCTCAGACTTCAACACAGTTAAAGCTTTAGTTAATGGTGAGCTAGATACCTTCCTAGGCTTTAAGTTCAAAGTTATCGGTACACGCTCTGAAGGTGGCTTACCTGGTGTGGCTGCTGATCGCGTTGCATTTGCTTGGCATAAGTCAGCGATTGGTTTGGCTATCGGAATCGATATGAAAACCACTATTGATTGGGTAGCACAAAAAACTTCATGGTTAGCTAACGGCATGTTCAAAGCCGGTGCTGTTGCTCGTGAAGCTCAAGGTGTTATTAAAATCCAATATGACGAAACTATTTAATAGTTAGTTAATATAAGGCTGTTAACTCAGCCTTTTTACTTAAAATTAATTTGGAGGTCATATCATGGCTTTTTCTAAAACTGAGTTCTTGCCGTTGTCAAGCATGGCTAATAGTAACGCACCGCGCCACTTTAGCTATACAACACCTGACACAAAAGCAACCGTTGTTGCTTCTGGTTACTTTAACGATGCCGCTTTAACGTTAGGCTTAAAGAAAGGTGATGTTATTTGGTCGGTTGATTCTAACGGTGGTACTGAAACGTTTACAATGATTTTTGTTGATGCTGTTTCTGCTGCTGGTGTTGTTACCGTATTAAGCTCAACGCTTACATTAGCGTAATAATAATAAATAGCCCTTAACATGGAGTGAGGGCTTAACATAGGGGTTAGCTATGCCTAGTTCAATTGATATAGCGTCAAACGCTCTATTATTAATCGGTGATAATCCGATATCCTCTTTTGAAGATGCTGGTGCCGGTGCTCAAGTTGCCGCTAACCTTTATTCTGAAACAAAAAAAAGATTACTCAGTGAACATCCTTGGTCATTTGCATTAAAGCAACAACGACTTAATAAGCTTTCACAAAAGCCTGACGTGTTAACTAACTTTCAAAACGCTTTTCAATTACCTACTGATTTAATTAGAATCTGGAATATACAAAGTCATAGCGACTATATTTTGATTGGCAATCTTCTTTACTCTGATGAAAACGAAATACTAGCAACTTACATCTATGATGTAGATGAGGTTAACTTACCACCTCATTTTACTAAATCACTTGAATACACATTAGCTTCAGACTTTGCAATTTCTGTTACTGAAGATAATTCGATGTCTCAAATGATGAGTCAGAAGGCCGATATGTTTACATCAAAAGCAATGGCGATAGATAGCCAAGGCAGACCACAAAGCGCAATCATTGACTCACCTTTAATTGATGCTAGGTTTGGCGGTTACAATACTTTTAATAGGTTTAGATAATGGCTTTCTGGCAATTTCAATCAAACATGAACCGTGGTGAACTTGATCCAACTTTAGTGGGCCGCATTGATATTCAGGCGTACTACAATGGATTAAGAACCGCTTCAAACGTTTTGACGGCTCCGCAAGGTGGCGCTAAAAGAAGACCTGGCCAAGAGTTTCTTGGCGCTTCTTTAGGTGAAGGCAGGTTAGAGAATTTTTCTTTTAATGTTGAGCAATCATACTTACTTGTGTTTACTGATTTAAAGATGCAAATATACAAAGATAGTGTATTGCAGACTAATATTAATGGCTCAGGTGATGATTTTCTTGTTATACCGTGGACACTCGCACAAATAAAAGAGTTTGATTTTATTCAATCCGCTGACACTGCGATTATCACTCATGAAGATGTAACCCCACAATCAATAACAAGAACGTCAGATACCGATTGGGCTGTTAATGTTATCGACTTGGTTAACCTTCCGCAGTTTAATTTTAATGATGCCTCTAGCCCGACACCAGTTCAAGAGGTTCAAACAATAACTTTCACTGATGCAAATGAAGGTGATCGCTATAAATTAGCCCTAGACGGAATTCTAACCGAAGAAATTGTATTTGGTGGTGATGATTCAACAAATATAGAAGCAATACGTGACGCGCTTCAGAACTTACCCAACACCGCTAACACTGGGATAGCTGTTAGCGGTACATCTCCGACATACATAATCGGTCTTGATGGTGATTCTGCTGGCTCTTATCAATTGATAACGGGTACTGGTATTTTTACCAAGGTTGCGACATTTGCCATAGCAACAGCGAGATCACAAGCTGGTGTTTCAAAGTCCGAAGATGTTTGGAGTGTTACTCGCGGCTACCCTAGAACCTGTACTTTTCATGAAGGACGTTTATTTTTTGGTGGCTCAAAATCAAGACCGGCTACAATTTGGGGTTCAAATGTAAATGACTTTTTTAATTTTGATGAAGGTCGCGGTCGTGATGATGAATTAATTGATGCAACACTTGATACTGATCAAGTTAATGCTATTCAATCTATATTTTCTAACCGTTCGTTGCAAATATTCACAAGCGGGGCGGAGTTTTACGTTAAAGAATCACCAATAACCCCTTCAAACGTTTCTGTATCACCTCAAACTAATCTAGGTTCAAGGCGTTTAAGACCTGTTAGTATTGATGGTGTAACTTTATTTGCCCAAAGAACCGGCAAAGTAATAAATCAATTTGTATTTATTAATGAGTTTCAATCAAACCAAACAAGTTCTGTTTCATCACTTGCACCTCACTTGATTAAAAACCCTGTTGAGATGGTGGCTAGTCGTGGCACTGAAAGCAGTGATGCAAACTATGTTTACATTCTTAATGGTGATGGCTCATTAACAGTGTTTAACACATTATCAGCTGAAGATGTTCAAGCCTTTACAACATGGTCAAGCGGTAACATAAAATCAGTTTCAGTTGTTTCAGATAGGCTTTATTTATTGGTTGAGCGTGTGGTTAATGGTTCAACGGTTTATTATGTTGAGATTGAATCAGAAACGGCGCTAACTGACTCTGCTGTTGTTTCTAATGTTGGTGGCTCTGATACGTTGACAGGACTTAGTCATTTAGAAGGCGAAACCGTTGACGTTAAAGCTGATGGAGCTTATCAAGGTGAGTTTGTTGTTGCTGGTGGCCAAGTTGTTATAACTCGCGTTGTAGATGATAATTGGGAGGTAGGCTTACAATACATGCCAACAATAAAAACAATGCCATTGAATACCGGTTTACAGAATGGCCCTAATGCAGCAAGTAAAAAGAAAATACTACGCGCTGCTTTAAGGTTGTTTGAATCAAATGGTGTTATTGTTAATGGGCAAAGGTTAGCGGATAAAACAATAGGCTTAAATCAGTTCGATGCACCTACACCGCAAACCGGATTGAAAAGAATAACGTTACTTGGTTGGAGTTTAGAGGCTGACATTACTATCACCCAAAACACACCTATGCCAATGAACATATTAAATATAGGTATGGAGGTTAAAGACTGATGGCGGTAGCAATCCCTTTAGCAACAGCAGCAATACAAATTAGCCAGCAAAAAGCTCAGGCTGACATAGCGCTAGGCGAATCAAAAGTTGCAGCAGAGCAAGAAGACTTAGGCGCAAAACAACGAGAGGCCGACAGAAAAGAAAGGCTTTCAATTGCTTTAGCTTCACAAAATGCCGCGGCAGGGGCGAAAGGCGTTGCGGCTTTTGAAGGTTCACCGCTGACTATAATGAAAGAAGATATTGCGCGAGAAAAAACGGCAACCGAAAGGGATATATTTAGCTCTCAATTAGCATCATTAACAGCTAAGTCAAGAGGTCAAGTGCAAGCTAAATCATTGCGTGGTCAGTCCTTACTAACCGCAGGAACCGCAGCAACTCAGGTTATGGGTGATACATAATGGCAAGATTTGAAGAAACCGTAAATATTCGACCTGTTGACACATCAACGGGTTTTTCTGCTGCAAACAATTCCCTATTAAATCGATTAAATCAATTTAGCCAACAAGCTTCTGGTGTTGCTAGAAAAAAGGCGGTTGAAAAAGGTATTGAAGAAGCAAGACAAGTTGAATTAAGAAAGAAAGACGGATTGACACAAGCACCTGAAGAGCGTGAAGTATCATTTGGTGAACGAATTCTTTCCGGTAACATAACCCAGGACGCCTACAAAAAGACATTAAGCACAGCCTACCTTGCCTCGGTTGGCAATGATGTTCGTGAAAAGGTTCGTGGTATTGAATCACAAAACCCTGATAACATTGTCGCATTCAATGAGCAGGTTTCAGGTTATGCCAACGGCGTTTTAAATGGTATTGACCAATCAGCAAGACCAGAAGTTCAATCATTCCTTGATAGTCAAATTTCTAACGCTCGCGCTCGTGTTCATGATAAAACGATTAGACGAAATAAGGCAGAAGCCGCAGCTGAAACATCATCAGCAATACAGTCTTTTGCCAATGAATCCGCTTCATTATCGCGTGAAGGCAATCAATTAGGTGCTGCTGAATCAATAGCGCAAGCATTTACTTTGATTGATGGCATGGTTGATTCTGGTGACATGGCAGCTGATAAAGCTTCGGTATTTAAAAGGGAAATCGAACGTGAATCATCAGAGCAAGTAAGCCGTAAAAAGTTTGATGATATTATTTTAAAAGATGGCCCTAATGAAGCACAGGTTGAGCTTGATAAAATCAGAGGTAAAGCTCCAAGAGGGTGGACACCTGACGAATGGAAAACCTACACTAATTCACAACAAGCCGACATAAACCGACAATTATCTAAGCAAAGCGCAGCTAGGCAAGAGGTTAACAAAGAGGCTCAAATTGCATTAAAGCAATATGAATCCGCTGTTAGTCTTGGCTTTGAAGTTTCCAATGAAGAAAAGCTTAGAGTTAAAGGTTTAGTTTCCGGTAGACCAGAACAAGAAAAGTTTGATCGCATAAACAAAACCGCAGCTTTTTCTGTTTTACCTATTGATGCACGTGAGCAACAACTAAATCAAACGGAAACAGGCCAGCTTGAAGATGTTGCTGATTTTGCTTCAATGCTCCAAGCTAATAATGAAATAAATAAAATGGCATCAAAGGATGGTTATTCATTAGGTGTTAAGCAAGGCTTGATCAATGAGGTGGCTTTTGACCCCTCAAACCCATCAACGCTTAGTTTGAAAGCCGAACAAGCTGAAACATTAAGCGGTCATTATGGCGTTCCTGTTTCACCGTTAACCGATGGTGAAGCGAATGCTTTATCAATTAGTATTAATGAAATGACTTCTTTAGAAAAAGTACAGCTAGCCAACACATTAAACCAAGCACCTGCAGTATGGGGGCAAATATCACCAAAGAATCAGCAAGCTTTCTCAATGGCTGGTGCAACTGGTGATGATGTATTGATGGCAACTGTATTTAATGGCCAAGATTTATTAAAAGAAAAATTAGTGACTGCCGCAAAGCCTAGCGAATACCTTTCTATATCTGATGATTTCCTTGGTGATGTTTATGGCGCACAAGATAAGGCGGCAATATTAGAAGCAGCAAAAGCGCATTATGCTTCGACTGTTGGTAATGCTGACGTATTTGACACTGACGGTTGGGATGAGTCGCTTGCCGCTGTTACTGGTGGCATAGGAAAAGTGAACGGTAATAAACTCGAATTACCTCGTGGCGTTGATGAAGATACCTTTGAAGATTTTATTGATGAATTCTCAGGTTTACAAGTTGAAGCGCTCGGTGGTGTTTTAGGATTTGATAACAATCAAGCAGCAAACGCAATTCAAAACGGCAAGATTAAAAGCGTAGGCGCTAACAAATACATTATTATGACTAATGAGTCTCAAGCATTGTTTAAAGCTGATGGTACACCGCTGATTATTGAATACACCACAGAAGCGCAAGCACAGCAAGAAGCTAAAAAATTCATAAAAGCTAAAACAATTGAATCATCAATTGGTAAGTTAAGGGGTTTCTAATGCCTTTTTTATCGGTTCGTGATGACAGAGAAGTATCACAAAACTTAACTCAAGCTAGTTTTGTTGAAGAGACTAGCTTTGGTGAAACCTTTGCCGCTGGTGTTGGTCAAGTGTTTGATGAGGAATTATCAATTTCTTCAATGCTAAACATGCAAGGATTTAATCAGCGCAAAGAGCAAGTAAAAGAGCTTGGCAATTCAGGCGCATTTAATATTAATGAATATACTAGCGCTGTTGGTGATGTTGACTATGAAAGAATATCTTCAGACTTCCCTGACTTTAAAATAAAGAATGATAAAACTTTATTTGATGAACGGGCAGAGTTATTAAAAGGCCGCAGAGAATACGCGCAAGATGTATTTGATCGCGGCAATGGCATGGCTCAGTTTTTAGGTATGGCAACCGCTTATATGCTTGACCCTATCAACATTGCAACAATGCCAATTGCAACCGCTGGAACTGCAACAAAAGGGCTAAGCGCTATAGGTCGAGCTATTCAAGTTGGAAGGAATGAAGCTGGCCTTGCTGTTGCTGCGGAGCTAATGATTCAGCCTTTGGTTTATCAACATAAGCATGATATTAATTCACCGTTTGAATTCAAAGATGCTTTGTTGAATATCGTTACTGCTGCAACTGGTGCCGCTGCTATCGGTGGTTTAACTGGTGGAATATCTGGATATTTGAAAAACGTTAGAGAAAAAACAGCAGGTTTACCGCTTGATGATGATGCTGTTATGGCGCTAAATTCCTTGGCACGTGTTGAAGATGATTTAAAATTAAACCCTGAAAAGATGAATCTTGATCTAGGTCAAATAGAAAAGGAATTTATTCAGGAAATTAGAGAGGAATTAACCGCTAATGCTGCCACAAAAATAAGTAAGGGCGAAAGAACCGCTTTAAGCAAGCAACTATCAGAGCTTGAAATCAATGCTAAAAAACTTGATGGTGAAGACTTGGTAACAGCAAGAGCTAACATTGATGAAATAAAAGCAAAACTAGATAACGATGATTTATCAGCAAAAGCTAAATCTGAATTATCGCAATTAGAAAAAGGCAAGCTTTCTGAAGTCAACCAAAAACGATTAAGTGAAATCAAAACTGAAGCTGAAGTTGAAGTTGACTCAAGGTTTTTAACTGAAACAAATAACAAGATGGAAGCCGTTAACCAGCCATCTAAAGTTAAAGAGGATTATGCACAACCAGAAAAGAAAGCAGCAACAACGGGTTCAGTTTCTCAGCGTGAACGAGCAGTTGTTGAGCGTAATGGTTTAACAAAAGATTATGATGCTGATATTGAGGCGTTTAAAGCTTTAGATAATCCGCGTATAGTACAAGATGATGTTGTTGTTGATGCTGGTGATTTTATGAAAAGCATTGATGATGAAATAAAAGGTATTGAAGAGGTTCTTACTTGTGCCATCTAAATTTAATAAGTGTGTAGACATAGCTTTTAAAAACGGCAAAATCACAAAAGATATTGCTGAAAGAATAAAGGCGGCTGACGATCCTGAATTGGCGATTGATTCAGTGCTAACTGATTTGTCACGCCAAAAGCGAGAGGCGGCAATTCAAGCGGTCAGATTGTCTCAAGCATGGGATAATATCAATACTCACCCTGATGGTAATTATGCTGGCTTAGTGGGGCTATTAACTAAAGACCCTAAAGGCAAAGCAGGTTATTTTAATGTCGAATACCTTGGTAAGTTCTATGAAGGAAAATATGATTCAATGCTTGCTGAAGCTTTATCAGTTTTCAGAACTAGAAACGTAGGCTTTAGCCAAGATGAAGCAGGGTTGAGAAATCTTGTTCGCGCAATTTATGGTGAAGCGGTTGACGACCCACAAATAAAAAAGTTTGCTGATGATTGGGCAAGTCTAACCGAAACTATTCGAACTGATTTTAATGCTAAAGGTGGTTCAATATCTAAAAACGAACGCTGGTTGATGCCGCAAAACCATGATGCGCGTGAAATTTTAGCAAAAGGTAAAACTGAAGCGGAATCAAAGCAGCTTTGGAAGGCAAAGATAACGCCGATGCTCGATAGAAATAACATGCTTGATGATGTTGGTAACCCGTTAACTGATGAAGCATTTGATGAAGCACTTGATTTCACCTTTGAAACTATCGTTAGCGGTGGATTAAATAAAACTAAAGATTTTACCGTACCTAGAATGGGCGCAAAGTTATCGCGCAAAGGCAGTGAAAAGCGCTTTCTATTCTTTAAAGATGCTGACTCATGGCTTGAGTATCAAAAGGTTTACGGAAAAGGCGATATTTTCACAACATTAACTGACCATGTAAGCAGCAAAGCAAATGACATTGCCACCATGGAAATTTTTGGCACAAGCCCACAGTCAACCTTTGATGCTTTATTAAATCAAATCAAAAAAGAAGGTAGTATTAAGCCTGGCCAAAGTCGATTTGCAACAATGGTTTTTGATGTTGCTACGGGTAAAATTAATCAAGGCGAGTTAACAGGTCTTGCTGATTTTATGGGATCTGTTAGAAATGTCTTGGTTGCCTCAACATTAGGTAAGGCTTTTTTATCAGCATTTAGTGATTTAGGTTTTCAGGCTATCACTTCGCTTTATAATAACTTGCCAGCGCTAAAGGTGATCAGCAAGCAAATGTCTTTAATGAATCCAGCTAATGAAGCAGATAGAATTGCTGCCGTTAAAATGGGCTTGATTGCTGAAGCTTGGAAAGGTCGCGCTACTGGTGCAAACCGTTACGCTGATGTTTATGGCACTGATGCAACACAAAAAATGGCTGAAGGTGTAATGAGGGCTTCATTGCTTGCCCCTTGGACTGATGCAGGTCGAAAAGCTTTTGGCATGGAGTATTCATCAATGCTTGCTGACAACTTCAGCAAAACATTAAATGAATTAGACCCAAGCGTAAAAAAGGCTTTTTCATCGTATGGTATTAACGAACAAGATTGGGATGTATTCAGAGCGCAAAAGCCACTGAATCACAAAGGCGCAAAATTTGCC